TGGTTAACTCGACCAACCAGTTCGTCTTTGTGACTGATGAGGAAAACATTTTTGTTTCTCTCACGTCCCATCTTTTTAAGAGCTGCTAGTGCATTTTCAACACCAGCAGTGTCCATACCTGAGTCGATCAACTCGTCAATGAACAACAAGTTAATACCTTGATACAAACTTTCCCAAACATCACGGAATGCCCAGCTCATACCAAGTATGAGACGGTTACGTTCACCACGTGAAAGGTTATCAAAGTCTAAGTCTTGACCTAGTTGAGTAATCTCAACACTCAAATCATTTTGGAATGTAACCTGATGTGGTAATCCAAGTTTGTCTAAGTAGTAAGTCAGTCTATTGTTTAGATAAGATAGGTTTTGATCAATAATCTTTTTACGGATAAAACTATCTTTGTTAGTTAACAACTTTAATAAAAACTCTTGATGTTCTTTCAACAAGTTAAGTTGATTGATTGGTTCCCAGTCTATTTCTTGTAGAGCCGTTTCTTTTAGGTCGTTGATTTGTTCTTGATAAGGATCGTTTTCATTTTCTTTGTTGCTGTGTGCTTGACGTAAGTTGTCAACGTTGTTTCTGTGCTCATAGGCCTCTTTCATACTTTCATAGAAAGTATTAGGTCTACCGTTGATATGTCCTATGTCTTCTAGATCTTTCATCACTGCTTCTAGTTTATCTGCAACTTCCAGTTGATATGCTAAAGAATCGTTAAGTTCTTTTTGTTTCTTTAACAATATTTCTTCTTTTTTGTCGTCGTGTAGTGCTTGTCCACACGTATAACACGTTGCTTCATCTAGATTTGAGATGTCTTTTTGTGCCTTTTTTACACTACTATCGGCCCGTAATAGTGCAGACTCTAGTGTGCTTTTCTCTTTGTTTAAGGCGGTTATTTTGTTATTAAGTTCTGTCCAGTTACTTAACTTTTCATGTGCTTCTAACTCTACATCAATATCAAGTTTTTCTAACTCTTCGATGCCTGCAGACAGCTTTTTTAGGTCATCTCTGCGTTTTGATTCCCAAGCACGTTGTCTACCAACAAGAGTTTCAATGCTTTGTTGTATTTTTTTGTTGCTAGTTTCGATAGCATTAATCTTTAGTGTTTCTTCTGTGATACTATCCTTAGTTGACCGTATTTGTTCTTTTAATCTTTCGGCTTTTTCAGTTAAGATAGTTATACCAAGCAGTTGTTCAATGATAGCTCGCTGGTCGTTTGCTCTCATACTAAGGAACGGCTCGGTGTAAGTGTTCAATGCAAGTATGTGTTTGAACATATCGTGACTCATACCCAGTAGATCTTGAATAGATTCTTGAGTTTTTCGACTATCACCTTGTGATTCGTCGATTTCGTCTTTTTGTTCATGGTCGTTTATGTAAAACTTGAGTACGTTAGGTGATCTTCCACGTTCAATGCGGTATTGGTTGCCGTGTTTTTCAAAGTTTAATGTAACTAACATGCCTTTGCTGTTAGTTTTATTAATCAAGTTGTTCTTTTTGATATTTGTTAGTGCGTTACCAAACAATGCATACGAAAGTGCATTGATGATAGTGGTTTTACCAGTACCGTTACGTGATCCAGTGTCGTCACCACCTTGATCTAGGTTCTCACCTAACACAAGTGTTAGTTGTTCTTTGTTAAAGTCCACTGCTTGGGTAACATTACCCACACTCATAAAGTTCTTTACGGTTAAATCTTTTATTTTAATCATGCTAGCTCGTTGTAAATGTCTAATAACAGCTTTTTATTAAAGGTTTCAGTGTCAATGGCTTGTATTTCTTTGCTTACAATCTGATCAACACTTTCAAACTGTGTGATATCAAGTTCAGATGATATTTCTTCGAGGTGTTTTTGCGGAATCAGTGTAATCTCGCGGCATTGATACTGTTCCATGAACGTTTCTTTGATATACGTTGCTTCTTCAAAGCTAATATCAATGTCAAGGGTTACTCTCAAGTACATGTTTGGCTTGATAAGTGTATCTTTCTCATCAATCAACTGCGATAGTTTAACAGTACGGTACTTTGGGCACTCAGGCCAGTTAATGTATTCTGGTTCAGCATCATTCTCACGGTCCAGTATCATCATACCACGGTCATCGTCCCAAGCATCTGCATAGTTATGTGGGAAAGCATTACCAATATAGTGGATCTTACCTTGCTTTTGACGTTTGTGGAAGTGTCCACTAAACACATACTCTTGGTTCTTGAAGTGTTCACTCTTTAGTTCGCCGTGATCTGGCATCTGTACCATAGCATTCATGTAGAAACTAGGCAGTTCGAAGTGTCCAAACAAATACTTTGCTTGAATCTTCTCTATCCTACGCCATTCGTCGCCTACTAACCATGGAACCAGTGCTACATCTTCAATCACTTGTATCTCATCTACAACTGTAATACCTGGAATGTGCTTTGCCCATTCAGTACTCTTAACATCACGTTTGTCTTTGTAGTATAAGTCGTGGTTACCAGCAAACATATAGAAGTTTTCAAACGCTGCACCTAGCTTTTCTAATGCTCGTATGCCTGCGTCCATGGTTGTTAGGTTAAGACTGTTGCGATTATGATTCCAATCACCGCAAAATATTCCAGTCTCACAACCGTTTGCCTTGGCTGTGTTGATAAACCAGTCTACGAACTCTTCGCAGTCGTGATTGTGTACTTTGCTGTTGCCTTTCAGACCAAAGTGAATGTCTGTAAACACTGCTGCTTTTTTAAACAAATGTATTACCTCATGTATAGACTTATACTGTAAACGGATTTTTGAAAGAAGTCAAGAGATTATTTGTTTCTTTCTGCTTCTCGTTTTTGTGCTGCTTCCCACTCACCAGCATGTAGCCTTGTGTAGCTAGGAGCAAGATCGTTCATTTCTAGGATGTCATCTCTAATGTTTTGATTGCGTTTTTCTAGATTAATAACACGAACAAAGCTATTAGTAACAGCAGCGGTATAATAAGCAAAAGGATTGTTGGATTTACTTTCATCAAACTGTAGTCCTATCTGGGCTAGTTGTAGTATTGCTTGGCCTTTCATTTCGTCATTATAGGTATAACCACGAACATTACCTCTAGTAGCATAGCGATCAACAAGTTTAAGCCACATCATAGCAAGTTTGTTTGTCGCTTTGCCGTGATCTTTTGAAAAATATCCATTTTCCATGCCACCTACCCAGTGACTTTTACCTATGCACACTAGATTATCATTTTCGTCAAACTTATAATGTTGAAAAGGAGGAAAGTTTAGTTTAGTTTTTGTATCTGCGACTGTTTTTGGATTTTTCTTACGTCCTGGTTCTTCAGGAATATGATCAAATGTCATTATTCTAAAAATCAAGTCGGTTTTTTCTATAGTTCTATAATCAACTTCAAACTCGGCCATCTTAACTTTACGTCCACTGGCTTTTGCTTGTTCATATGCGTCAGTTGATTGCTTCTTTGCTTTGTTTCGTTTTGCTTCTGCTATTGTTCTTATGTTAATCTTATCAACAGAAGGCAAAATAATATCATAGTTAGCATATTCTGGAGATACATAGCTACAAAAAGTACTTTTACTCTTGTGTATCTCTGCTAACATGTCTTTGTTGTTTAAATAATTTACTTTTCTAGCCATGTTTTACAGGGTCCTTTTTAAACATTATAAACTACGCTGTTTATTTTGTCAACTAAATACTATATAGGAGATTATTATGGCAGAAGGTTCCGAATATTACAGCACATATGACTGGAGTGGCGACATTTCTCAAAGGCGTCTGGCAAACAGTGGGCTTCCGCCCGGTGCTGAACCTGTAAGTGCAGATGCAACTACTGCAACTTTTACAAACAAGTTTGATAGAACTGGAAATGACTGGCGTGTTAAAATAAGTTTGCCTAACATAGGAACTTTCAAAAGCAGTCCTATGCTTAAACCATTAAAAACAACCAACAACGCTGTAACCTTTCCTTTACAACCGACAATAACATTCAGTCACACAGCTGACTATGATGTACAATCTCCTGTACACAGTAACTATAGTTATCCTATTTATTCAAACTCAAGAATAGAAGATATTAATATTGTAGGAGAGTTTCCAGTTCAGAGTCCTAAGGACGGAACATATTGGGCAGCAGTAATACATTTTTTACGCAGTGCTACAAAAATGTTTTATGGCGATGGCAGCAACAAAGGAGGACCACCTCCGATTTGCCATCTAAGTGGATACGGAGACTTTGTTTTAAATGATGTTCCTGTTGTGATTACAGCATTTAGTACAGATTTACCTAATAATGTAGATTATATTAGGAGCCCTATCTATGTACAAAACGAAGCAGGTATAGAAACTGAAAACTATACAATGGCTCCTACACTTAGCACAATAAGCGTAGTTGTAAAACCAATCTACAGCCGCAGTAAGATTGAAACATTCAACCTTGACAAGTTTGTTAATGGTCAGTTAATAGACAAAGGATTCATCTAATGGCAACTTATCCTAAAACCAGTCCTTATGCAACTACAAAAATATCAGAATCAGGCGAGTTAGGTATATTTAAAATCAGACCTGTGCCTGCAAATGACGACGATATATTATATAAAATACAATCTCAGTATCTTTACAGACCTGATTTGTTAGCTTTTGATCTTTATGGAACAAGTAAACTATGGTGGGTGTTTTCGCAACGTAATATGGATGTACTAAAAGATCCAGTTTTTGATTTTAAACCGGGTACAGAAATATATTTGCCAAAATCCTCATCATTAAAACGACAGCTAGGTATCTAAATGGCTATTAAAAAGAATGCATTACATCAGTTTGCTAGTTACAACTATATTTTTGAACTTTCTTGTCTAAGTTTTGACGAGATTGCAAAACCTGATGAAACATATCGTGCTTCTTCACCTCAAAATGTTATTTTCCGCAGCGGCGGCGGCGCAGAAAACAAAGTCACAACCTTATACGAAGATGCTATTGGGGCAAAACTGGAATATTATGTTGATGATGTTACTGTTGAAAGTTTAGTTGTACCAAATAGCAAAACTAGAACAACAAATGCAACCCATATTGAGTTTACAGTAGTAGAACCGTACAGTATGGGTTTGTTTTTACAAACACTACAGCTTGCAGCAGTAAACTCTGGGCATGTAGGAAACTATATTAAAGCACCTTTTAATCTAAGTGTGCAGTTTGTAGGATACGACGATGACGGAGATCCGTTAGTAGTCGACGACGGAAGAAACTTACAAAGACATTTTCCTCTGTACATAACAAATGTTGAGTTTAATGTTACAGCCGGTGGGTGTACATATCGTGTTGAAGGTATTCCTTGGAATGAACAGGCAGTACTTGACAGTGTTAATGAAGCAAAAACAGATATTAGCATTTCAGGATCAACTATTGTAGAAGCGTTACAAAGTGGCGAAAGAAGTCTTGCAACAGTTATTAATGGTAGATTTGAAGAACTTAGAAAAGCTAATCTAAACAAAGAAGCTGACGAACTTGTGATTAGTTTTCCAAAAGAGATAGCAAGCGGATTTGGCAATCCTAACAACGATGATGATACCGATCAAGGTGCTACAACTGACGGAACAAGCAGTAAAAAAGGTGGCGGCATATTTGGCAAAGTAGTTGCAGGTGCAGTTGGCGGTATTATTGGCGGTGCTTTAAGTGGTAATAGGAATATTGGTGAAGCAGCACTTGGAGGAGCTTTAGGTGGTCTTGGTCTCGGAGGAGGTGTTGGCGGCTTACTAGGTGGATTAGCAGGAGGATCCAGTATCGGAGGATTGCTTACAGCATTTAAAAACGGAGATGTTAATGCTTTGTTTCAAGGTATAAGCGGATTTCTTGGAGCACAAGCACCTCAAAACTTTGAAGCATTTGTTAGTATGATCACTGGACAAGTTTTTACAAGAAGTAACATAGGAGATTCATTAACATCACGTGCTCAAGATCCAGATTCTCTCAATGATGTAGGTAATGGTGGATTTATTAGTTCATTTAATGATGGTGGTATTCCTCCTTTTCCTGAAACTGGACTAATATACGACAGAAATAGCAAAACTTACACTAGAGCTAAAGCGACAGTAAGCGATGATACACGAGTATGGCAGTTTCCAAGTGGTAGTAAAATAACAAGAATGATAGAAAAAGTTATTTTAGACAGTAACTGGGCCAGAGAAATATTAGATAGAGCACCAAACGAAGACGGTATGGTTGATTGGTTTAGGATTGAATGTGAAACCTATTTAAAACCAGGACTTGAAGTACAACAAAGCGGCGAAAGCGCCAAAGTTTATCATTATCGAGTAATAAAATATCAGGTACATAGCAGCACATTACAAAATCCAAAGCAAGCACCGTCAAGTTATCAGTCTTTGTTTGACAATGCTGTAAAAGAATACAACTATATCTACACTGGTGAAAACAAAGATATCATTGATTTTGACATACAACTTAACAGCAGTTACTTTGTTGCTAATCTTGCAGATGCAGGACAAAGTAATATTGATGCACAATACGACAATGCAGACAATGTAACTGCAAAAGATCCAGAAATATTAACAGAAACAGAATCTGATGGTGTAATAAGTGCTACAGGATCATCAAGCACTACATCAGTTACAACTACTTCCTCAGCAGGCGGTGGCGGCGCAGGCCTAGATGGCAACAAACGTCGAGTAGCTCAGCTATTTCATGACGCAATAATAAACAGTAGTGTTGACTTGATACAACTAGAGTTGGAAATCTTAGGAGATCCATACTTTATATTTGATAGCGGAATGGGTAACTATACTTCTTTTGCAGAAAGTCAAAACGAAACCGCAGAAGGTAGCATCGAAGTGCAAAGGAGTCAGTGTCATATCATTGTAAACTTTAGAACTCCAATAGATTACAACGAAGATACAGGAGGAATGCACTATCCTGAAGATACAATACCAGTTGCTGCATTCAGTGGTTTGTACATGGTAACTACATTAGTAAACAGTTTTTCTGGTGGAAGATTCCAACAGAGACTTACATTAACAAGAAAACGCAATCAAGAATCTGATACTACCGAAGACTTAACAAGTTCAGGAAATCCAAGATACGAAGATAACAGCGGAACAACATTGCCATAAGGATAAAGAATGACACAAGTACCAGCAAATACAACAGAAGAAAAACGCAGTGTTGATACAGGACAAGAACAAGGCAGTTCTGGTCCTTTTGTTGCACGAGTTTTGAAACATGCTGATCCTCATTATCTTGGCGGATTAGAAGTACAGTTGTTAAAAGTCACTGAAGCAGGAAACTTCAATGAGACTTTAGGACAAACTGCTATTGTTTACTATGCAAGTCCATTTTATGGTGTTACACAACACGGTAATGTTGGCAAAAACGACGATTATGCAAATACTCAAAAAAGTTATGGTTGGTGGGCTGTTCCTCCTGATCCAGGTAGTCTAGTTTTGGTTACATTTGCAGAAGGAAGTAGAGATTTTGGTTTTTGGTTTGCTTGTATTCCAGAAAAAGGCATGACATTTATGTTACCAGGTGGCCAACCTACTACACAACAGTTAAGTGGTCCTGTGCCTAGTGCATTAACAGGTAAAAAACTGCCTGCTGGTGAATACAACAAAGAAATAACCAAGCCACAAACCAACAATCCTATAAAATATAAACGTCCTGTCAACCTTGATTTTGTAAATCAACTTTTAGAACAAGGTTTAGCTGAAGATGATACTAGAGGAACAACTACAAGTAGTGCGCAAAGAGAGTTTCCTAGTGCTGTTGTAGGTTTTAGTAGTCCCGGTCCTGTTGATAAACGTGGTGGCACACCTATGGCTAATATAGGTTTAAAAGAATCTAAAGCAACAATGCATGTTAGCCGTTTAGGTAGTAGCAGCATAGTTATAGATGACGGTGATGATAAACTTTTACGTAAAGGGTCACCTTCGGATACACCTTACGAATACGTAAACAAAGAAGCAAACCAATCAGGCGGTGATGTTACTTTATTACACAACGAACTAATACGTTTACGAACACGCACAGGTGCTCAAATATTGATGCACACAAGCGAGGATTTGATTTATATCAACAACAGCAAAGGAAGTTGTTGGATAGAAATGACCAGCAATGGAAAACTTGATGTATATGCACAGGATAGTATTAGTTTTCACAGCGATAACGATATAAACTTCAAAGCAGAAAGAGATATCAACATACATGCTGCAAATAATATTAACTTTACTTCTAACCAGAATACCTACATGAGTGCAGGTGCAAACTGGGAAGTAAAAGTAAATGCAGATGGAAAAATAACAACCGCAGGAAATGCAAGTATCAAAGCAGGCGCAGATGTAAAAGTTGCAGCTGGCGGTACAGGCAACTATAAATCTGGAGCAGATACCAAGATAACAGCTGGAGGAACAGCTTGGATTGATGGCGGTCCAAATGTAGAACTAAATGGCGGCGGTAGTGCAGCAGATGCAGACGAAGCAGCTCAAGCATCAATACCTGTGCGTATTCCACAACACGAGCCATGGGAAGGGCATGAAAATCTAAATCCGCCTGCTGTAACTCCTGAAAACACTCAGGCAAATCCAGAAGGAACATAAAGAGGGCATAAAATGACTAGAGTATCAGAAGTAAGAGATGGTGCATTTGATCCTGAAGCGGCCGTAAGCCGAGTAACAGGGTTAACCGGCATAAGAACTGAACAAGTTCAAGCAGCAGTAAACAGTGTGTCCAATCTTGCTGAAGGCGGTATTGAAGGAATAGCAAATGCTGTTAGTGATACTGTTAACTCTCTTGCAACTTCTGCACAACAACTGTTTGATGGGTCGTTTGATTTAGAACAAGCACTAGGAAGTGTAGCAGAACCTTTTAGATCTATATTTGAAGCAGCTGGCGCAACTCTTGATAGTGCTAGATATCCTTTTGTACACCCAGAAGATTGGATAGATCAAGGAAGAAAGTTTGGAATATGGACTTTTGAAACACAAAGACAATATGAAAACTTTGTTTTTAATCAACACATGCCTTTTGCTTCTCCTACTAGAGGAAACTGGGTTATTGTTCGTAATAACAGCACAGGCGGCACTGTTTATGGCTTGTTTTACATAGGAGAGTTTTGGGTACAATATTCTGTAGACGAAATGGTTGCAGGTAATATTATTATTAGAAGTGATCACCCTGCTAGACTTAACAATCTAACAAGAACAGCACCAGAAGCTCAGTCTCCTAGTCAAGTAGATCCAAATGCAGAAACACAGGGCACAACGTTACCTGCTGAAACCAGTCAGCCTAGAACTACACAAGGGATAAGAATAATAACTAGTGCTAACTTAGCAGCAATAGCACCAGATGATCCTTTGCGTCCAACAAGACAAAGCTATCAGCAAGCTCAAGGACCAAGCGATGTAACAATAACTGATGCAAACTATGGTCTTTCTAACGTAAATGGTGCAGGTCCTACAAATATACTTGATATATTAGGACAAGAACTTGTGTTAACACCTGATACTTTTTTACAAGGTGTACAAGGCGGATTAAGTGATGTAGTATCTCAAATCGGTGGTAGTTTGTTTAATCAGTTTTTAGGAGCTCTTCCGCAAGGAGTGCAAAACTTTTTAAATGCTACAGGTTTGACTACACAACTTCAAGAAGGTATTAACAACTTATTCGGCGGAAATCGCAATAATAGTGCCAGCCAAGCATTACAAGGTTTAACTGATACACAAAAAGAAGCCATTGAACTTTTAGAAAGTGAAAAAATGCAAGAAATAGCAAGGCGAGTGCCTAGTTCTATTTCACAGTTTCAACGACTACAAACAGCTTTGCAAAAATGGAATAGTGCTATAGAATCAAGCGTAACAGATCCAGAAGTTAAAAAGTACTTTTTAGATCGTGCAAACAAAATAGCAAATGGACAAGATCCTGGACCTGTAGATACTGCAAAGCTAGAACAACTTACTTCACAAGGCGGTGTTGAGTTTGCTGAAAATCCAGCAGCATTGCTTGCAGATATAGCTAGAGCAGCCGAAGAAGTACACAACAAAATCAGTAGAGAAGTTTCAGATGAAACTTTCTTAAAACTAGGAAGTAGTGCAGCTATTGCAAGTTCAGAACTTTCGCAAGTTTTTGTTAAAAACGATGAAGGAAAATGGATCTTTACATTAACACCTGAAGAATACGCTGCAAAACCCAACTTTACTTTTGAAGTTGAAGACGGTGTTATTGTAGGAGAATAAATACGTTATGGCTACTAATGATCAACCACTTTATAAAAACATCACTATTACACAAGATTCCTATAGTGAACCAAACTATAGCAAACGCTATAGAGGAATCAGCACGGTTAATCCTGAAGCCAATAGTTATAATCTATACGACTTTGAGTTGATCAAACAAGATATAATAAATCATTTCCATATACGTCAAGGCGAAAAACTAATGAATCCAACTTTTGGAACTATTATATGGGATATATTATTTGAACCTTTAACCGATGATATTAAAAATGCGATCATTAAAAATGTTACTGATATTATTAACTACGATCCAAGGGTTAGAGTGCAAAAAGTTAATGTAGATGCTTATGAAAGTGGTATACAAATAGAAGCTACTCTTACATATTTGCCTTATAGTATCAGTGAAACTATGCGTCTGACATTCGATCAAAATGCGGGATTGATTTAAGTACGCACTTTATTAATCCAGATAAATATACTAAAGTGAGGATTGGTGCATCATGTCAACGACCGATAGGCAAAATAGATTACTTCTAGCTGAAGACTGGAAGACAATATATCAAAGTTTCAAGTATGCTGATTTCCAAAGTTATGACTTTGAAAATCTAAGACGTACTATGATTAACTATATTAGGGAAAACTATCCTGAAGATTTCAATGATTATATTGAAAGTTCAGAATATCTAGCTCTGATTGATTTGATTGCATTTCTTGGGCAAAACTTAGCATTCCGCACCGATCTAAATGCTCGTGAAAACTTTATCGAAACAGCAGAACGTAGAGAAAGTGTTTTACGACTAGCAAGACTTTTATCTTATAATCCAAAAAGAAATGTACCTGCATCAGGACTGCTAAAAATAGAAAGCATTAGCACAACTGAAGATATTTTTGACAGCAACGGAAATAACCTAAGCGGACAAAGCATCTTGTGGAATGACGGTACAAATCCTGATTGGTACGAGCAGTTTACAAAAGTTATAAATGCATCTTTACCTGTAAGTAATAGATTTGGAAGACCTATTAAAAAGTCTACAATCGAAGGTGTTGTTACTGAACAATACAGAGTAAATGGTACAAATACAAATGTACCTATATACAGTTTTACAAAAAATATTAATAACAGAAATACTCAGTTTGAAATAGTAAGCACTGGTATTGATGTAGAAAACAGCACAATATATGAAGAAGATCCACTACCTGGAAACAAGTTAGCATTTGTATATAGAGATAACGGACAAGGAAGTTCTAGTGCAAATACTGGATTCTTTATGTATTTTAGACAAGGTAGACTCAACAACAGTACATTTGAAGTAGCAAATGCAGCACCAAATACTGTTGTTAATCTTGATGTTGATAATATAAACAACAGCGATGTTTGGTTATACAAACTTGACAGTGCTAACAATGAAGACACATTGTGGACAAAAGTAGATGCTGTTGAAGGTAACAACATTATCTATAATAGTATTACAAAAGACCAAAGAAACATCTACAGTGTTTTAACACGTATTAACGATCGTGTAAGTTTAATATTCAGCGACGGCACTTTTGGTACACTGCCTAAAGGTGCATTTAAAGTTTACTATAGAACAAGCAATAACAGAAGCTATAGAATAAATCCTGATGATATGATTAGCATCAGTATTAATGTTCCTTATATCAGTGTATCAGGTAGTACTGAAACACTTAACCTAATATTAGAACTAAAAAGTACAGTTGCAAACGCTGCTCAAAGTGAAGATAATAACAGTTTAAAATCAAATGCGCCAGCAACTTATTATACACAAAATAGATTTGTAACAGGTGAAGATTATAATATAGGACCTCTTGGTATTAGCCAAGAAATAATAAAGGTAAAAAGTATTAACAGAACCAGTAGTGGTATTAGTCGTTATTACGATTTAAGAGATGCTACTGGAAAATACAGCAACACAATGTTGTTTGGCGATGACGGAAGTTTGTATAGAGAAACGTTAGAAAAACTAGAAAGTTTTGAGTTTACAACAAGAACAGACATACAAGCAACTATTAACAATCTGATTTATCCTATATTAAAAAGTTCTTATGTACGTAACTTTTATTACACAAACTTTTCTCGTAATGAAACTATTAGACAAAATAACTATGAGTGGAAAAAAGAAACATTAGATACAAACCGTACAACTGGTTATTTTGTAGATCAATATGGCATTGCAGTGCAGCTTGGTTCATTTACTCAAGGTATTGCAAAATATGTTGAACCTGGCGCTCTTATAAAGTTTGTTCCGCCTGATAACAGCTATTTTGACAAAAATAATGATATTAAAAGTGGTACGCCTAGTGTAAAAGGTGACAAAGCATATATTTGGTCAAAAGTAATAAGTGTAGAAGAAGCAGGAACTGTGGTGAATACTACTACTGGTTTAGGACCAGTGGTATTCAACGATGATATACCAGACGGTGCATTTATTGCAGAAGTAATACCTGTTTTAACAACTACAATAAACAATGATACAACAAGACAAATAGTAGACCAAGTATTTGCATACAAAACATTTGGTTTAAGATATGACACTGTTACTAGACTTTGGAAAGTTGTTTTAAATAACAACCTTGATAGTACCAGTGACTTTAGTTTGGGTAAAACCGGCGATGCAAGTAACCAGCAGCTAGATGCAAGTTGGTTATTACTTTTTGAAACTGACGGTGAAAAATACACTATTACCTATCGTGGATTAAGATACGTTTTCCAAAGTGACAAACAAATACGCTTTTATTTTGATGGTAACGATAAGATTTACGACAGTCGTACTGGAAAAATAGTAAAAGATGAAATCGTAGTTTTAAGTAACAACGAACAACCAGATAGTTTAGAACCTTTTACCATTGATTGGTCTTGGGAAGTAACCAAGGAGTTTAGAGATGCTGATGGATATGTTGATAGTAAAAAACTTGAAATAAGTTTCTTTGATAACGACAGCGACGGAGTTATCGATGATCCTGATCTGTTTAAGAATATTGTTGCTCCGTCAAACAATCCAAATACAAAGTATATATTCAGTAAAAAATATACTAGAAACGGCACTGAAGTTTATGATTACGTAAATGCAGATGACGAAAGTATCACTATCAAAGCAAATGAAGCAGCAATAGGAGCTCATAGTTCTTACACAGATGGTGATGTAGTTTATATTATAAACAAAGATATTTTTAAAGTCTATAATGCATCAACTGACACTTTTGATCTAAGTGTTGATTACAAAGCATTTATAGGGCGTGAAAATATTAAGTTTAAATATGTTCATGCTGCAAATGAAAATCGCAGAATAGATCCAAGCAGTAGTAATATAATGGACATTTATATGTTGATTAAAAACTACGATACAGAATACAGAAAATGGCTTAAAGGCGAAACAAGCACAAAACCATTACCACCTAGCAGTGATAGTTTATATCAAAGTTATGGATCAGATATTAACAAAGTTAAAAGTATTAGCGATGAAGTAATATATCATCCGGTGAAATATAAAAACATTTTTGGAAGCAAAAGTGACGTAGATTTGCAAGCAACATTTAAAATAGTAAAAAATCCTGATAGAGTTCTCAACGACAACGATATTAAATCACGTGTAATAGATAGTGTAAACCAATATTTTGCTTTAGAAAACTGGGACTTCGGAGAAACGTTTTATTTTTCAGAACTAGCAGCATATATTATCAACAAAAATGCACCTGATATTAGCAGTATAGTACTTGTACCTAGACAAGAAAGTCAGAGCTTTGGAAGTTTGTATGAACTAAAAAGCGAAAACGATGAAATATTTGTTAGCAGTGCAACAGTTGAAGATGTAGAAATAATAGATGCAATAACTGCATCAAGACTAAAAGCAACCGGAGTTGTTGTTACAAGTGACGAAGTATTAAACACTGGTGTACAAAGTAGTTCAACAACATCATCATTTATTATTACCGGAGGAAATGGTTAAGCATGGCTTACAACGACGATCAAAACGAATATCCAGTACCTACAAACGGAAACTCAACACGTAAAAGTTCTGATTTACTTCCAAGATATTTTAGAACTTCTACAAACAAAAAGTTTTTAGGTAGTACTTTAGATCAGTTTACCAATCCTGGTGTTGTAGAAAAAATCAATGCTTTTGTAGGTAGTAGAGAAGCCAAAGCAGTAAAAATAGATGACAACTATCTAGCTGATATAAGCAAAAATAGAGAAGCATATCAACTTGCTCCTGCTGCTGTTGTAAAAGACAACATAGACAATGTAACATTTTACAAAGACTACAATGATTACATTGGATTGCTAGATAGCTTTGCGGCTAACACAGACAATCATAGTTCTTTAAACAGTCAAGAGTTTTATGCTTGGGATCCACATATTGATTTTGACAAGTTTGTAAACTTTCGTGAGTACTACTGGTTAGCAAACGGTCCACAAGAAGTACCTATTAGAGGTCAATCAAAAAGTATAGTAAGCACATACAAAGTTACTCTTGTACAAGATGACGATAACTATGCATTTTTGTTCAATGATAACCCAGTAAGAAATCCTAAAATAAAACTATATAGAGGTCAAACTTATAGATTTGAAATAGAAACACCTGGACATCCTTTTAGTTTAGCAACAAATAGAGCATTTGCTCCTGGAATAGGAATAGAAGACAGCAGTGTTATTAGCACATTGTACGAAGAAGGTGTTACTTTAACTATAGACGATACAGATACACTTGTCAACAGAGCAGATTACATTCAAGATGGATATGTTGAAAAAGGTGTGTTAGAGTTTACTGTTCCTGAAAACGCTCCAGACAGTTTGTATTATATTAGCCAATATTCACTTGATACAAGTGGACAGTTTCAAATATTCAACATTGAAGAAAACAGCGAAATCAATGTTGAGGAAGAAATACTTGGTAAAAAAACATACACTACTAGTGACGGCTGGAATCTAAGTAATGGTATGAAAGTATACTTTATTGGAAATGTTACTCCTAGCAAATATTCTACTGGACTATTTTATGTTGATGGCGTAGGCAGCAATATTACATTAACAAGTGTAAACGACTTGCAGGTGCCTGCAATCTTTACACAGGACTCTTTAGTACCGTTTGATGTTTATGGTTTTGATAGGCTGCCGTTTGGAGATGCATTAAGTTTTGCTGGAAGCAAAGATTATGTGGTTATGGCAAGAACCGATGGTGGTAAAAATGCTTGGGCAAGATACAATCGTTGGTTCCACAGAGATGTTATTGAAAAAAGTGCAGAAATAAACGGTATTGCTGATTTTGGCTTAGATGAATCGTTAAGAGCAAAACGTCCTATTATCGAGTTTGAAAGTGGTTTAAGACTTTACAATCATGGAACTAAAACCAAACAGTTTGTAGACTTAGTAGATACGTTTACACAAGATGTCTTTAGCACCATTGAAGGAAGTATTGGTTACAACATAGATGGCATTGATTTAGTTGAAGGTATGCGTGTATTGTTTACAGGCGATCAAGACAGCTTTGTTAATGGTAAGATTTATGAAGTTAAGTTTATACTGCACAACAATGAAACACAAATCAGTCTAGTTGAGACTTTAGATACTCTACCAGAACAAGATGAAACAGTACTTGTACGTTCAGGTAATGACTATGCAGGTCGTATGTTCTGGTACAATGGCACAGAATGGAAACTAGCACAAGATAAAACTGGACTCAACCAGTTTCCTAAGTTTGATATGTTTGATGTTAATGGCATCAGTCTTTCAGATGCAGATGTGTATCCAACATCAAACTTTAGAGGTAACAGAGTATTTGCTTATCGTGTAGGTGAAGGTTCTAACGACACAGAGTTAGGTTTTCCAATCAGCTATAGAAATATTGAAAACATTGGCGATATAGTTTTTGATTTTGATTTGCTGTCTGATACATATTCTTATGAAGAAAACAATGTTGTAAAAAATATAGACAGCGACACATGCTACCTAAAAAGATATAATATCAATGGCATAGATTTTTCATATGTCAATGCATGGAAAAAAGCTAATCGTAAAAGTAGACAGTTTGTTGTAAGAAAGTACACTGGCCAAGAAAGAGTAAACAAGTTTGCTATTGATGTGTACAACAACAGCGGATTGTTGACTGATTTAGAAGTAAGAGTTTACATTAACAACGATTTAAAAATAGAAAATACAGATTATACTTTTGTTGTAGAAAATAATATTAAAAAAATAAAGTTTACAAATAACATTGATTTAAATGATATTGTGATTATTAAAACATTTTCAAGTGCAGCAAAAAATAAAAATGGTTATTATGAAGTTCCTAGCAACTTAGAAAGAAATCCATTAAATCAAAATATCGTAGAGTTTACTCTAGGACAGGTTAATGATCACGTTGATGGACTTGTTGCTGAAATACCTAACTTTACTGGTGTACAACCAGGAAGAAATAATCTTAGAGATTTAGGAAATGTAAGTCAATATGGTAGAAAGTTTGTACAGCATTCTGGAAGTATTGTTGGACCTCTTTACCATCTAGCACAAAAATCTAGTAACATTGTAAAAAGCATTAGATTTGCTAGAAATGAATATAGTAAGTTTAAAAAAGCATTTTTAAAAATAGCAACAGATACTGGGTTTGATGGACCAACCAAAGCATTTGTTGATCATGTTTTACAAGAGTTTGCCAAAGACAAAACAAAAAACATGCCTTTCTACAACAGTGACATGTTGGGCATCGGTGGTGCAAAAAAACTGACATACAATGTTTTAGACGAAAACAATGAATATTATGCTGTTAGCACACCTTTCACTCTTGACACTTTGTCAAGGAAGGCAATAAATGTGTATTTGAATGATGTTCAACTTATTCATAAAAAAGATTATGTATTCACAAGCGAAGGGTTTGTACAAATAACAGCTACTTTAGCAGTAGATGATGTTATTGACATTTATGAATACGAAACAACAGAAGGCACATATATACCTCAAACTCCAACAAAACTAGGTATGTATCCATCGTTTGAACCTATCAAGTTTGTTGATACAAGTTATGCTCAACCTACAGAAGTTATTAGAGGTCACGACGGTAGTTTAGTAGTTGCTTATGGCGATTACAGAGACGATCTGCTTTTAGATTTAGAAAAAAGAATATACAATAACTTAAAAGTTGAATATAATACAAGCATTTTTGATATTTACGATTACATCGAAGGTGAAAATAGAAATGTAAATCTTAAAAAAGAAGATTTGAATGCTGTAATGATATCTGATTTTAACAAATGGTTAAAAACAGTAGGTAATCAAGATTATACTGATAATAGTTTTGTTACTCAAGGTGTACCTTTTACATATAACTACAGCAAAAGCAGCAGTCCAACTGGTAAAAAACTTCCAGGTTTTTGGCGTGCAGTTTACAAACAAGCATTTGATACAGATCGTCCGCATACACATCCTTGGGAGATGTTAGGATTTTCATCGCAACCAACTTGGTGGCAGCAAGTTTATGGTCCAGCACCATATACAAGAGACAACCTTATATTATGGCAGGATTTAGAACAAGGCGCAATCAAAGAACCAGGACAACCTGTTCGTAGATTGAAAAAGTTTGTTAGACCTGGTTTAACAAATCATATACCAGTAGATGAGTTCGGTAGACTATTAAGTCCTCTGCAATCAAACTATGCAAGAGAGTTTAGTTACATTACAAGCAAAAACATTAAGTTTAAGTTTGGGGACGAGGCACCTACTGAAACAGCATGGAGACGCAGCAGCGATTATCCATTTAGTTTACTAACTGCAATGCTATTAAATCGCCCTGCACAAGTTTTTGGTATTGGTTTTGAAAGAAGTTACATCACTAGAGATGTTGCAGGTAACCTTGTATCAACAATCAGTCATAAAAGACAAAGTTTGCAAGATACAGTATTTCCTAAAACAAAGACAGATGGTAATATAAACTTAACTTGTGGACTTGTAAACTACATATCTGCATTTATGTCAAACAATCTAACAACAAGTTATGAAAACTACATTTTTGATTTGCAAAACATTAAAACTCAACTAGGTTTTAAACTTGGAGGATTTGCAGATAAATCAAAACTTAGACTTGTTTTAGACAGTAGAACTCCGTTAAACGAAGGTAACGTTTTTGTTCCTGACGAAAACTACAGTATATTCTTAGCTACAAGTAGCACTCAGGAAGTTGTTACATACAGTGGTGTTATAGTTGAAAAAACAGGCAGTGGCTATAAAATAAAAGGTTATGATTTAGAAAATCCTAGATTTACATATTTGCCGCATCTAGTAACAGATAAAGATCCTGTGGTAAATGTCGGCGGCATTAGTGAGAGCTTCATTGAATGGTCAGAAGATAAAACATACGTTGCAGGCAAAGTTGTTAGATATGACGGTAGTTTTTTCAGAGTAAAACAAAACCATACATCAGGCAGCACATTTGATGCTACACTTTATAGTAAGTTAAGCGATCTTCCTTTAGTAGGTGGTAACAATGCAATATTTAGAAAAAACTTTGCCAAAGTATCTACAACCTTAGAATACGGCTCAGTTCTAACTGATTATCAACAAGTTGTTGATTTCCTTTTAGGATACGGAAAATATTTAGAATCACTAGGTTTCAGTTTTGAATATTTCAATAGAGCAAATGAATCTATTGAAAACTGGACATTGATAACAAAAGAGTTTTTATTCTGGACTACACAAAACTGGAGTGCAGGAACAGTTATTGCTCTAAGTCCTGGTGCAAATAATCTTACTTTTGAAAGAGATTATTATGTTGTTGACAATGTATTTGATTCGTTGTATGATTACAGTATATTAAAAGTAAATGGCAGCAAGTTATCAAATGGTAACATAGGCATTACTCGTGATAATAGAAATATTTTTGTATTAGAACCTAAAAATACTGAGGACGGAATCTACTTTGCAAGATTGCCGCTAATACAAAAAGAACATGCTGTCCTTATAGATAATACAACAGTATTCAACGATGTAATATATTCTCCTGAGCCTGGTTACAGACAAGAACGCATTAAAGTTGTTGGCTATAGAACAGACGACTGGAATGGTAGTTTGAACATTCCTGGATTTGTTTATGACGAGGCTAAAGTAGAAGAATGGAAAGATTGGAAAGATTACAGCATTGGTGATCTTATAAAGTTCAAAGAGTTCTATTATAGTGCAAAATATAGTCATGCAGGAAAAAGCACATTTGATTATAATGACTGGACCAAGTTAGAAAGCCGTCCAGAAAGTTCATTAAAAGCAAACTGGGATTATAGATCTGCACAGTTTAATGATTTTTATGATTTAGACACAGATAACTTTGATAGTGAACAACAACGTTTAGCACAGCACTTAATAGGCTATCAAAAACGTAAGTATTTAGAAAACATTATTCAAGATGATGTTAGCCAATACAAGTTCTATCAAGGTATGATTCAAGACAAAGGTACTAACAATGCACTGACAAAACTTTTTGACAAACTTGGAAGTGCAAACAAAGACAGTCTTGAGTTTAACGAAGAATGGGCTATAAGAGTAGGTCAGTACGGCAGTATTGACACATTTGAAGAAGTTGAATATAAACTAGATGAAAGTCAGTTTAGAATAGAACCACAAACAGTTGAACTTGTAAGTTCAGTTGATATTACTAGAACAGACTTGGTATACCAATACCCAAGAAAAGATGTTTATTTAGAATCAACAGATTACAATCATGCACCGTTTCCTACAACTTATTCAGCAGAAGAATACACAAAAACCGGTGGATATGTTAAACTTGATCAAATAAACTTTTTTGCAAAAAGCGAAAACGATATTTTTGCATTTGATATTAACAAGCTAGAAATAAACAAATACGTTTGGATACCACAAGTTAAACAAACTTGGGATGTAAGAAAACATGTATTAGTACCTATACAGATAATAAAAATAGATAAAATGTCTAAAGGTTTTGTTGCAACATTCAACAAACCTGTGCCTTTTGACATAGATGATGTTGTCGGTTTACAAGGTATTACTGACGAAATAGATGGATTCTACAAAGTTAAACAAAAAACTCTTAATACATGTACTTTCTATACTAATATTCCTATTTCTGAAGAATCTATAGATTTAAGTGATAGTACAATAGGTATTGTAAGTCAGCTAGATAGTAGACGTTTTGCTACATTAGATGAAGTAAATCAAAAACTAAAAATATATGATGTAAAAGAAAAAGACAAACTTTGGATCGACGATAACAATACTGGCAAGTTTGAAGTGTTTGAAAATAGTGCTGTGTTTGCACTACAACAAGAAATGCCAAATCCAGTAAGTCCGGTAGCAGATGCTGATTATGCAACAGCTATTGCAACTAATGGAAATAACACAACTCTAGCAGTTGGAATGCCAGGCGACAATCACAGTGGCGCAGTCTACATTTACAACAGATTAAGCGAAACTAATGATTATACCTTGTTGCAAAAAATAACAAGTAACACACTAAACAGTCAACAAGTTGCATTTGCAACCAACACTAATCCTGTGCGTGTTACTACATCGGGTAATCACGGATTTACAACATACCAGCAAGTTGTGTTTGATGAAATAACACTAGGTATGACAGAACTAAGTGAAAACAGTTATTACATAGAAGTATTTGATGATCAAAACTTTGATTTGTACACAGACATATCTTTAACAAATACAGTTGACGGTACTGCTTATGGTGCATGGGACGTTGCTGTAGATGCTAATGCAACAACTGGCGACTTATATGACATAGGCGCAAACTTTGGTAGTAGTGTTGCAATAACAGACAATGGGCAGTATTTGTTTATTGGTGCTCCGCTTGCTACAAACGTAAAAACATTCTACAAAGGTGAGTTTGATCCTGATGCAACATATGTAGCAGGTGATATTGTAAGTGACAGAGGAACGTTCTGGAAAGCAAAGGTCACTGTAGTAGGTGATGGAAGCACTATTAATCAGTTTAACCAAGATTGGCAAACACAAAATGTAGTTGTAAATGATATTACAGGCTATGCAAGCGGATTACAAAACCAAGGTGTTGTACACATTTACAAAAAACAATCAAATGGTAGTTTTGTAGAAAGTAGTGCTGTAATCAGTCCTTTAGCACAAGACGTAGAAAACTTTGGATCTGCTATTAAAGTAGCAACAAAAGCAGATGAAACACATAGAGTGTTTATAAAAGGAGAAACCGAAAACGGTAGATTATATTTCCTTAACAATCAAACACAAGATGCTGATTTCTTTGAATACACTAGAGATAGAGCTTACAAAGGAACATTTAGTCCATTGACACAGTATGTTGTTGATGAAGTTGTATACGAAAGCGGAAAACTTTACAAAGCATTGGTAAATCTATTACCTGGATTGTTTGACGTTAACGATTGGGAAGAACTATCTACAGCAATAGATTACAATGGATTTATTCCAAGTTTTACTGACGTATTGTCAACAGATGGCGACAGCACTATTGCTGATACATTGAATATTGCAGGATCATTTGATGTCAGTAAAAACGGTGAAGTTTTAATCATTACAAATACTTTACCAACAGGCGAAAATAGAGTAAGCGTTTACAGATTAGAAAATGGTAGATATACTCATAGTGAAAACATTGATTCACCTGTTGACGGCGAAGCATTTGGTTATACAAATAGTGCTATCAGCGACGACGGTAGACGCATTGCAGTAGGTAGTGTTCTATCAGACGAAAATGGTATTGATAACGGTAAAGTTTATGTATTCAAATATGACGGAACTAGTTTTGTCCTAGATCAAGAGTTGTTTTCTCCAGAAGGACAGAAAAACGAACTATTTGGATATGACTTAGATTTTAGTTTTAATAGACTTGCAGTTTTAAGTTTGAATGGTGATACTAACACATACATTACATTTGATGGACAAGAAACATATTTTGATAATGCAGCAACTTCCTTCAAAGACACTGTAAAAAATACTGGACAAGTTTACATGTTTGAAAATGTAAATGAAGTTCTAGTTTATGCAGAACAAATGACTTATAATAGAGATGTAAGCACTGCAAGAAATCCTATTATTAGATTAAGTAAAAACCATTTGGTAGTCGGGTTGCCAGGTGCAGATTACAATGAAGGCGCAGCAACAGGATTAGTTGTTGACTTTAGAAGCAATATAGGTAGCACTGCATGGACAAGTATTTCTGTAGCAGCAGATTTTGTTGATATTAACAAACTCAAAGGCGTATTTTTATATGATAGAACAACACAGGATATTGTATCATATCTTGATTATATCGATCCTATACAAGGAAAAATAGCAGGACCAGCAGAACAAGCTCTTGATTATAAGTTGTATTATGATCCTGCTGTGTATACAACTGGTGTAACAACAACAGGAAATGCAAATCCTTGGGTAGACGAATATGTAGGAAAACTGTGGTGGGATCTAAGCACAGTAAAATGGTTTAATCCTTACCAAGGAAATACAGAATACAGAGCTAATAACTGGAACAAAATACTTAACACATTCTCAGTTGATGTATATGAATGGGTAGGTAGTTTTTATAAACCAACCGAATGGGATCAACTTAGTGGAACAGTAGCAGGTGAAAGTTTAGGAATCACTGGTACAACAAAGTACGGCGATACAACATATACAACTAAAAAAGTTTACAACGAAGTTACTAAAAAGTTTGAAAACAAATATTACTATTGGGTAAAAGACACTGTTGTATTACCTGAAAATGTAGAAAGAAATCTTACAGCTAATGAAGTTGCAAATCTTATTTTAGATCCTGCGGCACAAGGATACAGATTTGTAGCATTTTATGGCAATGATAGATTTGGCTTATACAATATTAAAAATCTTGTAAAAGATACTGATACTGTTTTACATATTGAATATGATACACTAGATGATTATTCTAATAATATTCACAGTGAATATCAGTTGTTAACAGAAGGTTTAGCAACAAGTAAGCCTAATGCAGACATTATACAAAAATGGGAAGACAGTTTAGTCGGATATGATAAAAATGCTAATCAGTTACCTGATCAGAATATCAGTGTTGCTCGTAGATATGGTATTTTAAACAATCCAAATCAAAGCATGTTTATCAACAAAACAGAAGCATTAAAGCAAGTTATTGAAAGAGTAAACGGTGTATTAGCATCTAAGCTGATTGTTGACGATTTTGACATATCGCCGTTAACTAAATCAGATCCTAAACCAAGTGCATATAGTCGTACTTGGGATACAAGCATTGCTTCGGAATCGTTGTTGAGATTTGTAGGTGTTGCAAGAATAGAAAGAGCAGTACTTACACCTACAGTTGTTGATGGAAAAATAACTGACGTTACTATTGTAAATGCAGGTAGAGGATATATTGATCCTATTTACAGCGGCACTGGTGACAGATTAGGTCCAACTGTTGACATAAATGGCACAGGTAGTGGTGCAAAAATACAAACATATATTAACAATCTTGGACAAATAACTAGAGCAGTAGTTGTAAAACAAGGTAGAGATTACAAAAGCAACACTACATTAACTGTTCGTAGATTTACAGTGCTTGTTGAAAATGACAGTAGTCTTGGAGGATTCTGGGCTCTATACACATACGATCCAACCAGCCAAGAATGGTTTAGAATAGATACACAAAACTATGATACAAATCTATATTGGGACTATATTGATTGGTATGAAGACGGATACGACGAAGATACAAATATTGATTTCTTAATAGATGCAAGTTATCAACTGGATGGCTTAGATGATTACTTAGGTGCAGTGGTAAAAATACAAACAATCGGCACCGGTGGCTGGTTACTTCTAAAAAAAGTAGATAACCAACCCAATGTTGATTATACAGTGAACTATCAAACCGTAGGTAGAGAAAACGGTACTATTCAGTTTAGCGAACTTCTATACAATAGTTCAACAACAGGTTTTGACAATCAAGTTTATGATGCTGTATTGTACGATAGAGAACCTGTAGAAGAAACTCGTATAATCCTGTCAACCTTACAAAATAATATATTTGTAGACGAACTAGAAGTAGAATGGAATAACTTGTTCTTTGCAAGTGTAAGATATGCAATGAGTGAACAGGTAAATCTAGATTGGATTTTCAAAACAAGTTTTGTTAGAGCAATACACAATGTCGGTGAACTAGAACAGAGTGTTACATATAAAAATAATAATCTAAGCAACTATCAAGACTATGTTCATGAAGTAAAACCATATAGTACAAAAATCAGAGAATATATCAGTAGTTACGAAAATGTAGACCCTACACAAACTTCTACAACTGATTTTGATTTACCACCTTACTATTCAACAGCAGATGGAAAAATCATCACTGAAAATATTAAGATGGTAGATAATACATTACAAGGATTAACTATTGATACTATTCAGTATCCTCGTAGACATTGGTTTGAAAATATCGGTTTTGAAATCAAAGAAATAGTTGTTTACGAAGGTGGTAGTGGATGGACAGAAGCACCTGTTGTAACTATAAGCGGTGGCGGCGGACCAACTTTAACAGGTTATGGTAGACTTATTGGTGATAAGGTAAACTTTATTGATATTAATACAACTAATGCAAAATATATCAGTGCGCCTACTGTTACATTTAATGGATCTAACGAAGATGGTACTGAAGCAAAAGCAGTAGTTATTTTAGGAAGCGGTCAAACACGAGCTACACACATGACAATGAAGTTTGACAGAACAAGCGGAAATGTCTTTATAACAGATTTGAATCCTACCGCAAATGGTTACGAAGAGTTTACAGGTGACGGTGGAACAAATGAGTTTAATCTTATTTGGCCTATGAATCTAAACACTACACAAATCACTATAACAGTAGATGGTGTAGAACAGCTTTCAACAGATTATGTAGCATCAAATCAAGTAGATAATACAAAATCATATAGCAGATATAAAGGTAAGATTACATTTGTAAATGCTCCAGCATCAGGCAGCAATATTAAAATATATTACAAAAAAGATATTACTATGTTAGATGCTGCTGATAGAATATCTTATTTCTATAATCCTACAACTGGCATGATTGGTAACGATTTAAGCCAGTTAATGGATGGTGTAGAATACAGCGGAGTAAGTGTTGATAGTTATGGATTTGGAACCGAAAGCGGATTTGACACAAGCAAGTTTGCAAGCACACCTTTTGATACATATGACAGCACATATGAAGATGAAATAATAACACTTGATGCAAGTATTAATGTTCTAGAACTTAGTGCGCCATTAGAATCAGGTGTAACATACAACATTTATAAAAACAACATAAGAATAGATGACCCTCAATGGGACGGTAGTAGTGTTGTAAATAATCCAAATGCAATGATGCCTAGTATTATAGGCGACGGTATTACTAATACTATTGTATTAAATGATTATGATATTGCAGGTGATGATGGTGATACATTTGTTGTTAGAAAATCAACCAGTGACGGCAGCTTTACACCGAGCAGTACAGTTTATGATGTTGCTTTAAGTGGCGGCTCTATTCCACAAGGCAGCACTGCATTAGGTATTAATGCTGGAGAAATAGTTGTTGACGGTGACGGTTTTGTCACACCTACAACTAGCAAAGGTCCAGAAGAACTTGTTCCTGGACAGCTTATTGATACATTAGATATGAAAGTTTATAACAGAGTAAACGACGGTAATGGTATCATTACTACTCATACTTATGTAACCGATGGTGATACTAGCAGTTTTGCTATCAATGCATTACCACAATCTCAAAATGATGTTATTGTTAAAATAGGCGATTATATTTTAGATGAATCACAATATACTGTTGATTGGACTGCAAGTAGATTAGAAATATCTGATAGTTCTATGCTGTCTGCAGGACAAAAAGTTTACATTGTATTAGTAGGTAGCAGTGGAGAAAATATTATTGATAGAGATAGATTTATCGCTGATGGTAATACATTAGTATTCTCAACTCCTACACCGTATACAACTGAAATAACAGCATTTGTAACTATCAACGGTGTTGTTAACAACAACTTTAGTTTAAAAGAATCTGCTACAGGGTTTGTTGATATTGAGCTAACAAGCAAACCAGGAAGTGGAACATTTATAGATTACACATTATTTGAAGGAACAGATAGAAACTATAGTTTAATCGAAGTCGATAACAGTTTTGTTGCAGACGGACAACAAGTACACTATACATTCCCTACTTTACCTATTGGTAAAATACCCACAGCAAATAATATTCTTGTAAGAGTAGATAACACAATACTAAATCCTGGTTATAACAAAAAAATCACACTTACAACTGCTAGAAGTTATGACATTGATAGATGGCAGTTTGAAGATTATAGTACACTAAGAAAATCTGATTTTGTTATCTTTATTGACGGTGAAGTATTAGAAGAACAACTATATTACTACGACACGTTAAATGGAAGAATAACTATTACAACAACCAGCGTTGGTCTTCCAGGACAAACTATGGAAATGTTTGTTATAAGAGATGCTGAATATTATTTCATAGACACAGTAGTAAAGATTACTAATGCTGAAAGTTTAGATTTAGAACTTAACAACACTTATGAACTTTCAGCAGGTGATAGTGCAAGTGCAACTGTTCTAGTAACCAAAGTAGAAGGTGATTTAGTTACATTCTGTGGATATGTAAGATCATTAGAAGATGTTACTCGTGCAGGACAAGACGACGATATTACACTTGATGATAGTACAGTAATAACTATTGAAGAAATAAACTACGTACAAACTGATGTTATAACATTTGCAACTGCACCTGCAGACGGTGCTGATGTTAAAATATACACTTTCAGCAATCACGATGTTAATCAGTTTGAAAGAATAAGTTTAGACGTTATTGTAAGAGCAAGTACTAGTGCTCCTGAAGGGTCAGATCAGTATATTGATCAAAAACTATTAACAGACGGCGTAATACGTTTACGTCAACCTGCTGTAAGCAGTGAATATGTTTGGGTAGTAAAAGACGGCGTGCTTCTAACAGCTGGAGTAGATTATTCTCTAAACCCAGATTTACAAAGTATTAGTATTGCTAAAAAACTACGTCAAGGTCAAAATATACAAGTGTTGCAGTTCGCAGCTCCTATAAGTAGACCTAAGTTTGGTTTCAGAATCTTTAAAGACATGTTGAATAGAAATCATTTCAAACGTCTAAACAAAGATAATGAATACAAACTTGCAGAAAATCTAAACTATTACGATTTGAGTATAGTCCTTGAAAGTGCTGACGACTTGCCTGAACCTAACAGGAATATTGATCAGCCTGGTATTATTTGGATAGAAGGCGAACGTATCGAATATTATATCAAAGACGGCACAGTTTTAAAACAACTACGTAGAGGTACATTAGGTACTGGTATTGGCTTGCAATATGCAAAAGGTAGTATTGTAAGCGGACAAGGACCTGAAGAAACAATCCCTTACAAAGAACAAACACTAACTCAGGTTCTTATTGCTGACGGTAGCACTGCTGCTATTGAATATACACTTGATTTTGATATTTGGGCCGCAGCTACAAACTATAAAAACAACACAGGTACAAGTAGAGAAATAGAAGACATTGCTAGAGACTTTATTGATGTTTATTTAGGAGGCACACTTTTAAGAAAAACAACAACTACACACTTTGATAAATCTGTCGGTCTTGATAGTGGAGATGCTAATGCTGATTACACTGTTCCGCCTGATTTTACTGTTGATGCAAACAACAATATTTTCATACAACCTAGAAATATTGAAACAGGAGAAATCATATCTCCTAGCGAATATGACGCTCAACAAATAAAAATAGTTAGAAGAATCGGGCAAGTTTGGAACGATGACGGAAAATCACTAAGTGATAGCACAAATCAAATAGCAAGATTTATAAAGGACAAAACAATATCGCTGGTACGATAAATACAGTATAGGTAGGATAACATGACAAAAACTGACGAACATAGTGGTGTACACATAGTAGGACACATTAAAATATTTAACCCTGAAAACGGTCACGTTTATATTGATAAACGTAATGCCATTCATTACGAAAATATGAGTATAAGTCTAGCCGAAAGTTTGGGTAATGCCGGCGAAGGTTTTATATATGAAATGGCCTTTGGTAACGGAGGCACAAGCGTTGACCCAACAGGTATTATTACATACTTAACACCAAACAGTACTGGTACAAATGCAAGTTTGTACAACGAAACCTATGCAAAAGTTGTTGATGATAATAGTGTTAACAACACAGATCCTACAAGAAACAAAATAGAAACTCGTCATATTAGTGGTACAAACTACACTGACATTATTGTAAGTTGTTTACTAGATTACGGTGAACCAGACGGACAAGATGCTTTTGATACAGCCAGCGACACAGACCAACTTTATGTTTTTGACGAGTTAGGCTTGAAAGGTTATACAACTGACGGTACCGAAAGACTGTTAACTCATGTTATTTTCCATCCAGTACAAAAAGCACTAAACAGACTTATTCAAATAGATTATACTGTTAGAGTACAAAGCCTTAGCGGAGGGAATAGCTAATGGCCGAATATGAAATACCGTTTACAGACGTAACCAACAAAGGTACTATCACAGTACCAGATGGATCTCCTAATGTTAGCGATACAAGTCTAGCTCTTATAGGTGATCAACAAGAGAGATATGGTATAAATCTAAACACAAACTTTTTACATTTGTTAGAAAACTTTGCAGATGTGAATCCGCCAGGTAATCCGGTAGAAGGACAGTTGTGGTACGATACAACAAGTGGTGTTGATCAACTAAAAATATATGACGGAACAAACTGGGTTGCAGCAGGCGGCCTAAAAAAAGGATCAACACAACCAGAAACCACTAACAGTGTTACAGGTGATCTTTGGGTTGATACAACTAATAATCAACTGTATCTTTACAGTGGAAGTGCATGGTTGTTAGTAGGCCCTAGCTATAGCGATGGCATTAAGACAGGTGCAATACCAGAAACTATTATTGATACAAACAACGTAAGTAGACTAGTTATTATAAACTACAGTAACAATGTTCCTGTGAGTATTGTAAGTAGCACTACTTTTACGCCTAAAAGCACTATAGTAGGATTTAGCACAGTAAGTGCAGGTATAACTTTAAGTTCTAATATAAGCGGAAACAAAGCAATATTAAACGGTGAAGCAAAGTATGCAGAACGTTTAACAGCAAATCCAACTGATACAACTCCTATTGCAGGTACAATACTTGCTAGTGCATTTATGCGTAATGATCAGACTAGCTTAACAAGTTTTCCAATACAAATCAGAAATGATGGCGGTTTAGAAGTTGGCGGAACTCGTACACTTAGTTTGTTAGTAGAAGGCACAACTGGTGTTATAGATCATGCACAAACAGGTAGTAGTTTAGATTTGCGTGTAAACAATGCAGGCACAAGTAGTGTTGCAGTTAGAGTAAAAAGTGATACCACTGTTGGTATTAACAATCTAAATCCTACTGAAAGTTTAGATGTTATAGGTAATGTTAAAGCAAGCGGTAACCTTGACTTAGGCGGTGAACTTGATGTTACACAAAATACAAATATTGCAGGAAATCTAGTTGTAGGCGGTACTGGTACATACACTAATACTTTAAATGTACAAGACATTGTACCAACACTTGATAACGATTATGCTATTGGTAGTAACCCATCATCGGGCGGAAAAGCATTTTCGGATATATGGGCTTACAACTTTAGATTAGCACCAGGGGGTTTCTTACACGGAAACGTAACAGGAAATGTGTCTGGCAGTGCAGGTAGTGCAGCTAAAATAACAAGTCCTACAACATTTGCAATGAGTGGCGAAGTTAGTGCAACAAGTTTTATATTTGACGGTCAAACCGGTGGAAGTACAAAAACTTTTACAACAGTGATTGATCCTACATTTGTTAGTTCTAAACCTAGCATAACAACAACAACTCCTTCAACTGTGCAGACTACTGATGAAGTATTGCTGAACAGGGGTGGTACACTTTATAAAGCTACACAAACTGAACTTATTAATAACATTCCAACTAACCCTGTTGGAACAGTTGTGATGTTCGCTGGTCCAGTTATTCCAAGCGGTTGGTTCTTATGCGATGGCAGTGAAATAAGTTTATCAACGTATAGCACACTTGCTACTGCATTAGGATACGATGCAACAGATAACACAACTTGGTATTATGGTACTCCTAGTGATCCTAACACAGTGTTTGTTATTCCTGATTACAGAGGAAGAATGCCATTAGGTGTTGGATTACCGGGCGGAGCAACAAGGGTAACAGATAGTGCAGCAGGAACATTAGGTGGCTTAGGCGGTGCAGAAGAACAAACAATAAATGTTGATAACTTACCTGAACACCAACACGACTTAAAAAGTAGTTCAGGAGACCAGTTTTATGCAACTGCTACTGCCTCTTATACAGGCACAGGTGTTACAACTGGTAACGGAGATACAGCAGGTACAGGTAGTGTATTTGAATACAGCGGAACCATATTAGGTGGTACTACAAATGATCCTTTAACTACAACTCCACCTTTTGCTGCTATTAACTTTATTATATATCACGGAGTACTTTAATGAGCTATAGGTTAAACAAAACAGACGGATCACTATTAGTTGAACTTGTTGATGGTCGTATTGATGATACTTCCACTAACCTAGTGCTTGTAGGTAAAAACTACCAAGGGTTTGGCGAGTTTCTTAATGAAAACTTTATTAAGATTTTAGAAAACTTTAGTAATAGTGCAGCACCAAGTCAGCCAATAAGAGGACAACTTTGGTATGACACAGGCGAAGCAAGACTAAAAATATTTAATGGTGTACAGTTTGTAAGCACAGACAGTACAATATTTGCATCAACTAGACCTACAACACTAGTTGACGGCGATATTTGGATTGATGGCACAAACAACCAAATGTATTTTTACGATGGGTTAGATTTAAGTTTAGTAGGTCCTGCCTACACTAAAACACAAGGTAAATCAGGATACGAAGTTTCTACAGTAAAAGATACAACAGGTCAAAACAAAACTATTGTTAAGTTTTATGTAGGAGCAAGTTTAATAGGTATACACAGTAAAGCAGCATTTACTCCGTTCCCAGCAATCAATGGATTTGATAGTTTAGATGTTGGTTTTAACTTAAATGCAGCTTACAGTGGTTACAAATGGATTGGTGAAGCATTAAGTGCAAGTACACTGTCAGACGGCGTTAACACATATGAACCACAAAGTGATTTTTTAACAGCAAGAGATGGTATCGGTAATAACACTACTACTTCGGGCATTGTTATTAGCAACAATGCAGGTATACGTATTGGTACACAAACCGACTTTGATATTGCTATTGGTGCCTCTGCTACAACTTTAAGGACAAACGTTAATCATGCTGATCTAAGAATCAGAATGAAAAACACTTCTAATAGTGCCTATCTTGCAGACAACTATTTTTATGATATTATGTATTTTGATGCTAGCACAGAACGAGTAGGTATCAAAAACAATGCACCGACTTACGATTTAGATGTAACAGGTGATGTACGTATAACAGGTGATTTGCGTGTAGAAGGCGATTCTACATATTTAGATATTCAAACTTTAAGAGTACAGGATAAAACTATTGAGCTAGGAGTTGCCGAAGATAGTACAATATTAGACAATGCAGCATTAGACGGCGCAGGTATTGTCATTCCTAGTTTAGATGGAAGTAAAGATTGGATTTTTGACGATGCTACAAGCAGTTGGAGATCAAACCTAAATATTAACCTGTTAGAAAGAACAGGCGTTTACAAGATCGATAACGCTGATGTATTAAGTGTAGATACTTTAGGATCAAGTGTTATAAACAGTAACTTACAAACACTAGGTACACTACAAGAACTTTCTATTGATAGTCTAAACTTAAATGATAGTACAATAACTGCAACAGCAGATTTAGTATTGAAAGTGAACAAGATTGTTCCTGTAGCAACGTTTCAAGGTCCTGGTACAGATACAGTTCTTGTTAATGGATTAACTACAGCAACAAGTGCAAAAGCAGTAGCGGAACTAGGTGGTACAGAAAATGACGATGATGTAGCAGCAAGTAAAGAATATGTAGATAAAGAAATCAAATGGATGAGTAGGGCGTTTAATCTAAATGTAAACGGCCTAGGATCTGGACCTACATTGCAAAGTAATGTTGGCACAATAATAGAAACAATATATCCTGCTGCTGATTATACCGTTGGTACAATCATTAATGTTATAGCAGAGGAAATAACAGCAACAACACCTGCTGTTACACTATCTATACGAGATAGCACTGCACCTGATACAGGAGAAGTATTAGTTCAAACAAAAACACCTGTAGACAGTGCTGGTACTCAAAACGTTAGTGTTGTAAGTGATGTAGCAATAGCCAACGATATACCAAGTGGATCGGTGACACTGAGTGTTACAAGGACACTTATGACATACAAACAAAACGGTACATGGACCTATCAGTCAAGTACTGCCCTATAACGATAAATAGTAATAACACGAGGAGCAACAATGGCATATGTTATTAACAGATTTAATGGTCAACAACTTGTATCAGTAGAAGATGGTACAGTTGACCAAACCACTGATATTAAACTGGTAGGTAAAAACTATAGCGGATACGGTGAAGCACAAAACGAAAACTTTATTCATATGTTGGAACACTTTGCAGGAACATCTGCACCAACAAAAGCATTAAGCGGACAAGTATGGTTTGACAGTGCAACAAATAAACTGAAGTTTTATACCGGTGACACATGGAAAAATGCAGGCGGTGCAGAAGTCAACTCTACTGAACCAGCAGGGTTAAATGAAGGTGATCTTTGGTATAGCACTACAAGCAATCAGTTGTTTGCTAAAACTAATACAGGCGAGTTTATTTTAGTTGGTCCTCAAGCAGCAGGTGACGGCAGTACTCAAATGTTAAGTACAAGTGTACTAGACGCTGGATCAGTAGAAAGAAATATCATTGTTGCTCTAATCAATGACAATCCTCAGTTTATTATCAGTACTGTTGAGTTTACATTAAACACAACACAGCCAGCAGGTACAGTTAACCTAACAGGATTTAGCTTAATCAAAAAAGGCATAACCCTGTTGAACACAAGTACAAGTGGTATTACAACAGATGCAGGTGACACAGGAGAACCTGTTATATGGGGTACTGCAAGTGATGCTCTTAGATTAGGCGGTGTTTTAGCAAGTGATTATCTAACAAGTTCTAGTGGTGCTTTTACTGATGTTGTGACGTTTGTTGATGCAGGCTTCCGTGTAGGTAATAGTAACGATTTACATGTAAAGATTGTAGACGGTAATGTAGGACAAATAACAAACGAAGTAGGCGATGAAATAAAACTAGGTACAAAACTTGCTAGTGCAGGCAGTGCTGATGTATTATTAAGATTACGTAATACAACAACAGACAAAGGATTGTTCCCTGCAAGCGATAATGTTTATGCTTTAGGTAGTAGTTCACTGAAGTTTTCAAATGTAGTTGCAACTACATTTACAGGTACAGCAACTCAAGCAACTGCACTTTACACAGGTAGCACTTATGTTCAAGGTAGAACCACTGCTACTGCAAATACAGTTGCAGTAAGAGATTCAAGCGGTAACATAACTGCAAATGAGTTTAATGGAACAGCTACAAAAGCACGTTATGCTGACCTTGCTGAAAAGTATACTACAGACAAAGAATATCCAGTAGGTACTGCTATGGCAGTATCAAATGCAAGTGCAAGTGCTGAAACAGCAAGTGCAAAAAGTTCTGATATTTGTATAGGTGTAATAAGTGAAAAACCTGCATACTTAATGAATGCTGAAATAGATGGTCAAGCTATTGCACTTAAAGGTCGTGTACCTGTAAGAGTTAAAGAACCAGTTTCAAAAGGTCAAGCAATATACGCATGGGAAGATGGTGTTTGCACAACTACAGCAACTCGTGCGTTAGTTGGTATTGCACTTGAAACAAATGAAAATGCTGAAGAAAAATTAGTTGAGTGTGTTTTAAAAGTATAAGTATGTAAAAGTAGGAAAACATAATGGTAAACCAGATTATTTCAGCAGCAAGGTACAACAACTTACAGGGTAGAATAGCAGCAATATTAGGACCAGGATCAGGCGATAAAGGTTACAACCAGACTGTTGCTAGTAGTACTGTGCCTGTTAGTGAAACAGTTCAAGCATTGCATATGAATAATCTACATACTGATTTTGTAAATGCTCGTACACACCAAACAGGTGCTATACCTGTAAGTATTTTTACAGTTTCGTCATCAGGTGAAATCACAGAAGCTTTACATGCTGCATACGAAGCATTAATAAATGATGTAGAAACTGATAGATTTTTAGTAGATGCTAGTCAAGCGGAACCTAGTAGTGCAGGTGTAAACAGCACACGTACTACAGATTGGGGTGGTCCGTCTTCTGCACCACAAGCAGTTACGCACGAGTTCAAAGCAACATGGCCTACTGCTAATGCACGTAGAGGATTTTTTAACGCAGGTGGAGAGATACGCTTTAGTGCAAACCTAAATCCAAGTATTTCTAGCGGCGATGATTATTTAAAAACAAAAAACTGGGCAGATATGCTTACAGCAATAGGTGTGGTCACATTTAACTATACCCAAACAAGTGTTAGTGGATCTGGTACCGGCAGTGCTATAGGTAACTTAGATTTAACAAGTACATATCAAACAATATACACAAAAACAGGAAGTGCTGTTTATACAGATAATGAATATACTATTCAGGCAAAAGAACTTAACACAAGAGAAATACAGTTTTTGATCACATTCCAAGACGATGCTAACGGCAGCGGAGGTGCTGATGAAACTGTTAAAGGAACACTTACAAGTACTATAGTACAATATAGAGCAGACGGACCTTATGTAGACACACCTGCTCCTGGTTATACATTAGTATCTGCATTATAACTTGACAAAAACAAAAACTCTAGTTATAATAAATACTAATATAAAAAAGGAATAAGTATGGCTGCATTAGATCCTATTTCAGCTTTAGAATATAACAACATAAGACTAAGTATCGCTCAACAAGTTGGCGATTTTAGTGTTTGGACTAGCCATGGCATAACAACATCTACAACCACTAGTGGATATGGCAGAAGTTTTAGTAGTGGTCTTGTTGTAGGCGGAAACGATCCTGCTGTTAGTGATACTTGTACAGAAGAACAATATTTTGATTTATACTTAGATTTACAAGCAGCCCATGTACATCAGTATGGCACATTAAATGGAGCATTAGACGAAACAGAGTTTCAAGGAAAGTTAAGTTTTCCAGATCCGGCTGTGTCGTCAAGAGACACTATTGCATTCCAACAAGTTACAGATTTAAATACTGTAGCATCCGCAGTCACTTCATTTAATCATGCAAGTACTGATTTTCCTAGTGCTAACTTTACAACTGACCTTTTAAGAACAAGCGGAGCAGTTTCTGTTTCTAGTACACGTTCTAGTAGTTGGGGTGGATCATCAGGACCTGCAAGTATCAATCACCAAGTTACAGTTGATTTTGGTACACATAACTCCTTTCTATATTGGTTAGCAGCAGGCGGCGAAATACGTTTTGACGCAAGTTTATCAGGCGGTACTAGTGGTACTGCAAATACCAAGGACTGGGATTGGGCTCGTATCCTAGCAGCAATGGGTACAATACGTTTTGGAAGAGTAGCGCAAAGTACTTGGAGGTGTGAAGCTATTAGTCCAGGCACTGGTACTGGTTATAGTAGTGCAAGTTTAAGCACTAGTAGCCCAGGTACATTAATATTTGAAAAACAAGGCGGCGGTGTTACAGGGGGTGCTACAGGACAAGTTCCAGTAACGCAAATCTATGACGACAACTACTATAGAATATTTGCTTGGACAAACACCACATTCAGTGCTGCTACACAGTTGATTTTTAATATCATATTCTTAGACGGTGATACAGGTACAGGCGGCCAAGTAAGTCCAGATCCTGGCGAGTTTGGTACGCCGATTGACGAAGCGGTAACAGGTACTGTTGTAAGTAATGT